ATTCATAAGCGCGGCGAGGTGGTCGGGGAACAGGATGATCTTCTGCATCTGCTGCTCCTATGCTGTGATGTGGACCTCGGCGCTGCAGCCGTGGCACTGGTAGGTGGTTGGGCCCTCAGTTGGGCCTACTGCAAGGAGCGCGCTGCAGCTGCAGCGCACAAGGGGCACCTCTACGCCGTCCTGCAGGACCAGGCCGCGGATGGTTTCGCCATCCACGGCCTGCTCGAGCAGATGGAGCGCGTAGTCCAGCCGGGTCCTCATCCGGTGGGCTGGAACTGCAGGAGCGGGTTGGGCTCGCCGCCTGCCGCGATCCTGGCCTCCTCGGCCTCGCGCTTGGCGGTCTCCTTGGCCTCCCGGTTGAGCAGGTCCTGCTCCTCCTCCAGGTGGATCTGCTCGAGCTCCTCCTCCCAGTCGACGCCAGGCCGCACGGTCTCGCCTTCGGCCAGCAGGTGGTAGAAGGTCTGGTAGCTGATCTTGCCATCGTTCAGTACGCCCTGCAGCGCCGCGATCTCCTGGGGGTTGAGCTTGGCGGAGATGAAGTCCTGGTTGGGCCGGACCTCGACCTCCTCGGGGTTGGCGCCCATCCATATCGCATGATGGCGCAGCATCTGCTCCAGGCCTCGTCCCATGGCCCCGGAGATCGTCCTCATGGTCGCCTCGTCGCCATGGTGGCGCATCTTCACGGCTGAGGCGGTCTCGTTGACCATGGGCTGGCCCTCGAGCAGCCTGCCGCCTGCAGTGGCCAGGTCCTGCCGCTTCTCCGCCATGGCCAACCGCAGGCCCACGGGGTCGGCGCCCTGGAGGATCTTGACCCTGGTCTCGGTGGCCGGGCGCTCGTTGGTGATCGCGCGCCTGGGGCCCAGGACGACCGTGGTGCCGACCGGGTAGCCTGCCAGCTCCCAGGTCGGGCGGATCGCGGTGAGGGCGCCCTCGTAGTCGGCGCTGTTGCGGTAGAGGCCCAGGTTGATCTCGGCCACATCCAGCATCGGCGGCTTCTGGGGCTTGGCCTCGATCGAGTTGGTCCCGAAGAAGGTGAAGGGGATCTCCTCGAGCAGGACGCCGGCGCGCATCGGCCAAATCTCCCGCACGGGCACCCACGCCTCCTTGCCGCCCTCGGTCTTCATCTTCTGCCAGATCGTCTGCCGATAGCGGAGCTCGCGGAGGCCCACGGGCACCAGCTCGAGGACCCGATAGCTCGGATGCTGCTCCCAGACGAAGGGCCTGACCTGCACCCAGGTCTCCTCGGACAGCGCCACCATCACCAGCTGCAGCCGGCCGGCGATCCGCTGGCTGGCCCAGTTGGTGATCTTCTCGGCTGGCCAGAAGGTCCAGTACGGGCGCTGCTTGTCGGACTCATCCTCCGACATCTCGACCAGGCCGCCACCGCGGCCCATGAGGACCTGCTCTGGCAGCACTCGGCCGGCGAAGCCGTGGAAGTCGACGCCGGTGAGTGTGATGTCCTCCAGGTGTGGCTCCATGATCGCCGGGACGGTGACCTGGGTGTCGGTCCGCAGCACGGCGCCGGACAGGCCATTCGTCGTCCGTTCCGTCGCAGGGAACCACTGGGCCCGATCGACGTAGTCCAGATACTCGCCGGTGAGCTGCTCCTCGAGCATGGGCAGGTAGTCGGCCCTGTTCTCGGGGTTCTTGATCGACTTGGGGCCCTCGAAGCAGTGTCGAACCTTCTGCCAGAAAGGGGCCCACTCCTCGAAGCTGGGGTGGAGGGTGTCTACGGTCATCGTTCAGCCTTTCACTCGTCCCACTGATACGCCGGGAGGTCTATGGGTGCGCCCCCACCATGCCATGGTGAGGGTGTCCGCGTGGTCCGGGGACTTTTCGCCCCGGGCTCGCATGTCCTTCTTCGACTCCACGCGGATCTTGCCCTTGCGCGTGAAGTCGTACCGCCGGCCGGTCAGCTGCTCGACGAGGACCTCCCCTACGGGTCCCTCGGGGATCGACAGGCCAGTGTCTCCCCGGTCGTTGCCACTCTGCACTGCCTTGTAGGTCTCCTCGAAGGCCAGGCGGAGCTCCCAGGCCATCTCGGAGCCAAGATCGTCAAATTCGTCTTTTCCTGCTGCGGTTGCTGCGGATCCGTTGTTGAGCGGCAGGATCTTCTCGTCTGCGGCGCCCTGGCCCAGGAGGTCGACGAGCTCGTCCATGACGTTGTCGGTGACGCCTCCGCCCACGCCGGCGTCGTCGATAGCGATAATGTCCGAAGAACGCGCCCACTTGACCAGTCGGCCCGCCGTCCTGGTGGTCGACTTGCCGGTGTAGTGCTCGAGGACCTCGTAGTGCTGGCCCCGGATGTGCCCGATGACGGTCTCGTCCGTTCCGAAGCGCGCCACGTCGCAGGCCGTGCAGCTTGGGCCATCAGTGCGGACCTTGCGGCCCTGGGCTGCCTGGACCCAGCTGAGCGGGATGAGCGTATTCTCGCCCTCGTCTGGGAACTCGCCCTTGACCCTGGACAGGTAGAGCGGGTGGTCTTCGCCCCAGACCTGGCGCCGCTCCTCGGGCCAGCCTGGCGCCACGGCCTTCGGGTAGATCACCTGGTTGTGCTTGACGTTGGGGTGGTCGTAGGCCGAGACATGGACCGTATTGGTCAACGAGCTCCGGCAGCCCTGGTAGAAAGGCCCGGAGCGCTCGACGGGGTTGCCGATGCAAAGTAGGTGGACGTTGACGCCGGACATCATGCCCTCGACGCCGTCCCAGATCGGGATGGGGACGCCTGGCGCTTCGTCCAGGACGATCAGCAGGTCGGCTTCGTGGTAGCCGGAGAAGCCCTCGGCGTCCCGGGCGGTGTGCCCGACGGCGAACCACTCGGGGTCGTAGGGGATCGGCTCGTAGCGGGTGAGGATGCAGCGGCCCGGCAGGGGCACCCTGCTCTGGCCGTGAGCTGCGCGGATCCGGGCCCAGAGCAGGTCGCGGACCTGGACCAGCTTGGGCGCCGTGGTGAGGCAGATGGCCGGGCCCCTGGTCAGCATGAACCAGAGGACGATCCTGGCGGCGATGTGGGTGTTGTGCGTCGGCACCATCGACTCGCCGGCCAGGAACAGACCCCGGGGTGAGGTGACGCGGATACAGCACGTCGGGACTGTCGGGACTCGCTCCACCGATAGGATCACGCGGCCCGTGAACTGGGAGCGCTTCTTCAGGCCCAGGTTTATCCGGTCGCGCTTTCGGGGCAACCTGAAGACGTCGACCGTATCGGGGACGAATCGCACATGCCAACAGGGGCCGCAGTCCTTCCCGTAGAGCTTTGCCCGCTTCTCGGCGCGGTGCACCTTCCAGCCCATGGAGACGGCGAGCTCAGCGACCGAGTCGGCCAGCTGCTTCCTCGTCGAGCAGAAGCATGCAGCGGATCCGCTTTCTACCCATCCGTCGGTGTCCATGAGGCCGGCGAGCAGGTCGAGGCGCTGTTGTGCTGACCCCCGCATGTAGACATCGGGGACGTGCTTGTCGTCGTAGGCCCCCGTGTCCCGCAACGACTCGATCGCACCAAGTAGAGCAAACTGAGGGGTCCGGTCCTTCGGGTAGCGCCATCGGACTCGATGGCCTCGCCGCTGGCACTCCTCGGCGATCTCGGGGTCGATGCTCGTCACATAGCTCTGGCCTTGACTGCCATCACCAAGCCAGACACCGAAGACGTAGGGATCCATGGGCAGGACGCGGCAGGGCAGGTCGAGAGCGCCGGAGCAGGGCACGATGTGGGAGTTTTGCCCGTTGTGCTGCACTGTGGCAGCGAGATCGCTGACCTCTCGTGTTGTTGCCTCGCCCCAGGCGTCACGCCAATCGGGTACCGAGCCAGCAGCATATGCCCGTTGCTTGACTCGCCCCCTGGCCTTCATGTCCAACGTGGTCCACAGATGGTCTTGGTCGCAGACGATCGAGGTGTGATCGTCGAAGGTGACCCGCCAGCAGTCCAGCCAGCGCGTGGGGTGAACTTCGACAACATCGGTGGGCTGGCCGTGCTCATCGAAGACCTGGTCCCCGATGCGCAGCTGGCCCATCGTGGTCCAACCGTCCGGCGTGGGGATCAGCGTGTCGAGCGCCAGGCCCTTCCCGATCGAGTGGCAGGCCGGGACGAAGGTGCGCCGGTTGTCGCGGACCGACTCCATGATCCGGACCTGGGTCTCCCACGGCGCGTTGGCGCTGTCGCACTCGCCGTCGAGGACCATCTGCGGGGTGCGATCCTCGCCCAGGATCTGGTGGCAGAAGCCCTCGGGGTCGCCGGCGAACTCGGGCCAGTGGCAGGCCGCCCGATTCTGGACCAGGGTGGCGTCGGCCGGGGCTTCGATCGCGTCGAGGCGCTTGCGCAGGAGCTCCAGGCTGGACTTGACCGAGGCGATGCTCAAGGCAGGCCCTGCCGGCGGACCGAGCTGAGCATCGCCTGGTTGATGTCCTGGATTGCCTGCTCGATGACGCCCGGGGCCTTCGCCCGGCTGCGCTCGACCTTGCGCCAGTAGGCGTAGCCCATAGAGCTCTCGTCCCGCCACCTGGCGATCGCCTCGCCGTTGGTCTCATAGTCCCGAGGTTCGACCACCTGGGACTTGCGGGCCAGCTGCAGGAGGGTCATGCCTTCGCCTTTGGCCAGGCATCGAAGAACCAGGTGTCCTCGACAAGCCACCCTGGGGCGTGGAGCATCGCCCGGGCCTGCTCATCGACACAGAGCTCGAGGCGGTCGATCCACTGGAGATAGAAGACCTCCCAGGTCGTCGGGGTGAAGACGCCGGTGTCCTGCAGGGCCTCGACGCTCGAGGCGGCCAGGTTCCACCGCAGGTGGACCAGCTCGTGGAGCAGGATGAAGCGAGCCCACCTGGGGTCGTCGTTCTCCATCGTCTTCCAGTTGATCGTGACGTCGGCCCGCTGGCTGCTGCCTTGGACCATGCACGTCCCGCCGACCTCGGCGCCGCTGTTGAGTTTCCGCTCGTCGGTGTTGGTGGTCAGGTGGACCGTCCAGGTCTGCAGGCGCAGCCGGTCGAGCCAGTGGCCCATGAGCTTGACCAGCAGCTGGTGGCGGGTGCGGCGGCTCAAGCTATCCGCCTCCAGAGCTCGAAGCGGCTGCCGTCCGGGCGCCTCCAGTGTGAGCGCTGGAAGGTGATGGCGTCCACCAGGAGCTCCGACGGGAGCTCCGACGGGTGTGCTGGCTCGGTGGGGCAGGACTTGACGGTCATGTTGATCGCCATGGGGACATGGAAAGGCTCAAGGCCGCACTGGCGGGCGTAGCGGAAGCCCTCGGCCCCGAAGACATGCCAGGCGGCCTCATCGGTGACGAAGGAGCCCACGGGCGGCAGGCGCCAGCGGCGGCGATCGCGGTGATCGCGGCCCAGGTCCACGTCTTCGACCTGCAGCACCAGGTGGCGATCAGTGCTCATTTGCTCCTGTTGCCCTTCTTGCGGTTGGTCGATCGGGCCACGGCCCGCAGGTTCCGGGTGGAGTTGGACCCGCCCTTGCTCAGCGGGACCTTGTGGTCCGCCTCGCGGGGGTCGCCCACCTGCAGGCCCAGCTTCGACCTGGCCTGGTTCCTGGCCGATCGGTTGGCGATCTGCTCCGGCTTCCCGTGATAGTCCCGGTATTCCTGCTTGTAGTCGCGCTCCTTGGCCATCTCAGGCCTCCAGGCCGTCGATGTAGGCGGCCATCGTCCGCAGGGCTTCCGCCAGGCCCTCGTTGCCCAGGTCGGCCCGCCATCGCACCTGGCTCCAGTGGCTCTTGTCAGGGTCGGGGATCCGCGTGAAAGCCTCGTCGAAGCCGGTGATGACATCCAGGGTGCAGACGTCGCTGCCCATCATCCGCTCCTTGCTCATCCGGATCTGGGCCGGCATCAGTCGAGCCGCTCGAGGCAGCGGCGGTAACTCGAGCAGCTGCAGCTCGCCCCAGCCTGCAGCCCAGTCGTCGTCGGCCAGCTGCTCGTATCGGCGATTCTGCAGCTCAGGCGCGCAGCTGAGCAGATCCCAGCCGCAGGCCAGGCCCTCGAGCTCGTTGCCGGTCAGCCGCGCCCAGGTTTCGCCGTTCCAGTTGGTGTCGGCGTAGCTGGCGCAGCCCGTGAGCCGGAGCTCCGCTTCCGCTTGGTCGCCGATCTCGGGGCCGATGACCTCGGTGGTGTCCATGCAGCCAGTAGCAGCCCAAGCCAGCGCGGCCAGGATGGCGATACAGGCCACCAGGGCGATCGCGCCGATGGGCCGGGAGGGGGTGTAGTTGTCCATATCAGTCTCCAGTGCTGGGCTTGAGGTTGCCATGGGCGGCGCCGTCGCGCTCCGCCCGGTCTTGTATCTCGGACCAGGTCTCGTAGAACATGGACACCTCGTCGAGCTCGCCGCCGTCGACGATCTCGTCGGGGATCCCGGCCAGGGCCTTCGCCAGGACCTGGTCCGCCGCGGCGCCGTTATCGACCTCGACGCCAGCCAGGGCGCCCAGAAGCTCGACCAGTTGCTCAGGATCCGCCATGGCGGCCTCGGTGGCCGCCATGATCTCCCTGGG